CCCCCCCCAGAATCTTAAAGTGCAGCCTTGCTCGGCGCACCACGGAGCTTACGAGTGACCGTGTTCTGCAAAATGCCTTCCCCAGTTGGCCCCCGCGTTGTAAGACCAGGATCCTTGAGATCTGGCCGCGCCCCTGCGATAAGCCCCACTTCCCCAGTGATAGTGATAAGAGGTCAACACCTCGAGGTCACCCCCAACATGTACGACAAATGCGTGCGCCATATGCCTGATGTCTTCGGATATCAAGGCCGCGCTCGTTTCGCCGCAGCAAAGATGGCTGCTCGCGATGATGTCAAGATCGTCTCAGGCTCTCATGCTAGAGATGATGCCGAGGGTTCTTGTAACCCTCAAGAGGAAAGTCCTCATGGCCACCATGCTAGAGGAAACTTTCCTACGAATGACGAAGTCCGTCTTATTTCTTCTTCGGTAGCAGGTTCTAATACTAGCTCTGATGAAGAGTCAATTGAGGTAAGTCTCACCTCGACCCTGGATAGTCGTGTCGGTCACCATACTGCACGTTTATCGGTCACAAGTCCTCGCCCTTCGCGTAAGAAGTCTATCAAGAAGAAACCCGCTATAAGTCGGGAACGTATCTTGAACTCTTCATGTTTGGAAGAGATTTTCTCTACTCTGGCTGACATTTTCGAGTTTTCCATGTGCAAATTGTTTGTGCGTGGGGTTCGTAAAGTCTTCAGAGCAGAGGCCCCTGTTCGGGCTCCTACCGGTGCTGGTGGTGCTAGAAACTCCCCTGTTAAAGGTGGTGTTTCCGGTTTCAGTACTGACGACGTTTCGTTTCCTTATTCTGTTTATGCTCGGTTCGTAGACCTGGCCAAACGTTCCCATCATATGGAAGCTTGTCTGTTACTAATTGACCATGTTGAGTCAGTAGGTGTTGAAGACGTGCCCCTCCGTGATGCAGTTTGGTCGCGCCTTAATCGATGCTCGCTAACTAGCGAAGGTGAACAATCCACGGCTTACGGGCTTGAAGATTGGAAATACTGTCGCTACTCAGCTTTTGACCCTTCCCCTGGGTTTATGTCCAACATTAAAGCTTTTGTAGGCTCTGCAGCTCAATGCGTTCTAATTCAAGAACGAATGGGCGAACTTGCTAGCAAGCTTGGGGTAGATAAAGACGTTGTTAGACAAGATGTCAGTTCTAATCCTTATGTCATCTATGCTGTTGAAAACGGCGATGAACATTTTGGACCATTTTCTGGCAATGAAGAGTTTTTCAAAAACGTCTATGTTCTTCGCCAATATTTAGGACTACCTCTCAATGGAAAATACCAGGAGTTTCTCCATGGTTTCGTTGGTGAAGGGGGAGCTTATTCTAGCCCTGACGTGGCAACGTTCGTTGATGAAGAACGTGTCATGGCTCCCAATAGGTCATTTGCTGATATTGTTCAGTCGATGGTCGATCGCTTTTGGAGCATGCTTCAAGGACTCACGTCGCTCGTTTCCCGAGCCTATGATGGTTTCCTCGAATCTCTCCGCAAGTTTCTCACTCGATCTTTAGTGAAGCTTTTTCGGTTGGATGAGTTAGCAGGTTATGTTACCAGCAACGACTTCCGCGACAAGTTCGCTATAGCTATAGCAATTATGATTCTTTTCTTCTGCGTTGGCTCCTATATTTTAGGACGAGCTTTTGGTTTCGGAATTGTATCAGCCTTGAGCAAGATCAACGAGAGTCGGAAATTTGTAGCTGAGGCTGAAATTAGTCCTGCTTCGTTGTTAACGTCCGCGTTGATCGCGTTGTATGGCCTGAAAAATTCTGACGCAGACTCTCTTCGCAAGAAAGCTATGTACATGATGTCTCTTGTTGCGGGCGGAACACTTGTTGCCAATGCTGGTGCTTGTTGTTTCACGCTTATGCCCCAACTATTTCAAGATGCCGTGTTATACAAATTTGGTAGTGAAGAACAACGGCTGAAGAGAGAAGTTGACGAGTGGCGTTCAGTTTCTAATGCACTCATTCAGTTTTCGAAGATTGCAAAAGTAGTGATTTCAGATTATTACTTGGAGCGTGTTCAGGAAGCCATGAAAGCAGGTTCTGATTTGCAATCAAAACTTTTTCCTCATCGATATACTGCCATGCGTAACATAGTGGTTATGACGTTTGTGCGTCTCCAGAAGATTCAGTACCACATTAATGCGTACAAGACTTCAGGAGTCAAGCGTCCAGAGCCATTTTGTATCCACATAGCTGGTCCGTCTGGAATTGGTAAAACTCTTAT